CTAATTCTGGATTTTTTTTTAAGTACGCATAAAATTTCATCAAGCTGAACGGATATTCCTTTTGATCCTCCAGAATTTCGGTAAGGGTTTTTCCATTTGCTAGTTTGTCGCAAATTATATCTGCTTGGTTTGTTGTTATCAATTCCTGGTTTGATTTTTTGGTAGTAATATTCTTTGAGTTTTTCATCTGTATAATTTTTAAATTGTATTAGTTTGGATAGCTGTTTAATCCTAGTTTCATCTGTGTAGTTTTCTTTTTTAAATCCCTTAACATTTTGATAGCCATGATATTTACACTTATAAACATTGTTTGCAAGTAGATAACCCTTCATTTTACAAGGTATTTTTAATCCCTTTCTTAATCCTGCTCTAGTAAATCCTTGGCAGAATACCTTACGCATGGGTCTACCTGGCATAAATTAACTCCTATTAATTACTTGTTTACTGAATTTATGAAGTAAACCTGGCATTATTTTTTATTTTCCCATGGTTTAATACCATTACGAATATTATATTCTTTTTTACGCTTATAATTTATATTAGTTTCTTTCTTTATTTTGGACAACGCTGACAGTATTTTATCTGCATTAACATATGTTGCCTTACTTTCTATTTCATTATCTTTTTTACGCTGAATGGCTAGTTTGCATAAATAAACATTTGTTTTATCTTCTTGTAATTCGGAGATAGGGAGCTTTGATAATTCATCTAATATCTTCTCCCTATCCCCTGCCAAACTCTTAACTATTTTACCTATATTATTAATGGATAATGTTTCTTCTAATGTAGTCGTATTACGGCTATCTGGTGTCGGTGACACGGCTATCTGAGTTGGTTCGTAAAGTTTTTCAGTTCTCAAAAATACTTCATTTACAACATAAGTTTTTCCAGATCGACCTCGAATAGATTTAAC